ACCCAAAGTTGGAACGGTATTTAAATTAGTAACATCATCAGGTGTAGCAGATGAGATAGCAATAATAGGAACCTCTTCACTAATAGACATTAGTTTAAGTTCTCGTGAAAGGTTTTTCATACGTACCGTCTCATTGTCAGATTTTTGGTTTGGTGACATTAATTGTAAATAATCTACAATAACAAAATCTGGACGGTACTGATCAATTTTTCCACGAATAACTGAAGGAGTAATTTCTCCTCCACTGTCATTAGAAACAATATGAAAGTTTGGTCTGTTTTTTATTTTATCCTCATGCCATTTTTTAAGCATTTCTGTTTCTACTTCACCATTGCTTAATTTTCTATGAGACCACAAGCCTTCTCCCATAATTGCATAAACACGATTACGAACCTCTACCTCTGACATTTCAAGACTTATAATTAAAGGAGTCTTACCTTGCTTCCATGCTTGAACTGCAAAATATAATGAAAGCCATGACTTACCAATTCCTGGATAAGCAAGAAAAACGCCAAGTTGGCCTGGCATAATTCCAGATGGCAAATAATTATCAAACCCTGGCAATCCAGTTTTTATGCCTATCTTGCCTAACTTTTGCTGCTTGCGAACATTTTCAAAATATGCAATAGCAGAATCAATATCTGTTGCATCAATATCTCTTATTGTTGAGGTGTTCTTTTTTAACTCTGCCGTTTTTGATATTAGGTTATTTAATGCTGCAGAGCCATTGCCTGACTGTACTTCAGATGCTGCAGATCTAAGAATATCTTTTATGCTTTCATTTAAATATTCAACCTGCAACTCTTCTAGATGATGTTTTGTTCCACCAACTTCTTTTTCTGGTACAAAATCTCTAAATTTTTCTACTACCAAAGATATTGGCGGTACTGATCCATTTGTTTCTGCATATCTGCGAACAAACTGCCATACATCTGTATGGGTACGCATAATATTTTCTACATTGGCTTGTAATAATACATGTATTTGTTTGTCATTTAAAACCGCAGAAATTAATTTAGATTCAGTATTAATCATTTAACCACTCTTTAGCCTTTTCTCTGCGTTCTTTTCGTTCTTTTAAATCTTGCTCTATAATCATTTTACCACGAAGTAAATCTGCTGCATTATAAGCAAAGTTATTCCAAGATGGATTTTTTGATATTTCAAAATAATATGATAATAAATCATAACATTGCTGAATGCCATATGATTCAATTAATGCATCTGCAGCCCATTGCTCAACATTTAAGTTAAGGTTTGATTTTATTTCGTATCTTTGCAAATGCAGTTTATTATACCGATTAAGCAAAGACATGCGGTCTTTGCGATCAGACATATTAGTTTGAGGCCAACTCTGCTTTTGCTTCGTTTACTTTTTCAATAAGTTGATCTTCAACCATTTTAAACACACGATCCTGTGCTTGTTTAATATCTTCATCATTACGTACAAAATCAGTAACTCCAAGATCAACTCTTAATGATTCAAAATTTCCAAGATTTAATGTGTAGCCTAATACTGCTGATACCTTTGCTGTGCTTTCTGTTTCCATTTACCCTCCCACGGATTATATTTTTTCTGACCAAACTGGAATAAATCTTCCATCTTCTGTTCTCGTATATGTTAGTATACCATCGCCAATTCTGCGTGTCAACTCCTGACTTGTTGGCGTAATTCCATTTGTAACTAATTTATCTTTTCTAGGCCTACCTAAATGATAACTTGCAAGTATATCACGAATTTCTTTTACTTGCGATTCAGAATAATATGCTCTTATTTGCCATCCTCGCTCACCATTTATTTTTGCGCCAGTTGGCGGAGGAATGATTCCTCGTTTTATTAATGATGGAAAATATTTACGATGCCTATTGACAAGTTGTGCAGTTTCTGATACAGTAAACGCTCTTTGTCTATTTTTTCTAAAGTCAGATCGTAAACAAGTTTCTAACCTGTCTTTAGTTATATTATAAAAAGTTACCATTCCTGTAGATCTAGAACTATGATAAAATCTTACAAGATCGTTATTCACAAACCAAAGTTTTTTATTACCTTTAATTACAGGCTTGTTATTATAACCTTGGACCTCAATTTTTCTTGGTCCATAAGCCATGTTCCCTCCTGACTATCTGACGGGGGATGAAAAAATCTTCTATTGCCACAAGATAAACAATATATTTCTAAATGTATTTGACTAGAATATTGCCTATCAACAAACATTCTGCCATTACATTTTTTACAATGTATAGCCAAAAATACCCCTTAGTTTGAAATACCTATTGCAATAATATTAACTCTTAAAGACACAATTCCAGATTCTCCAAAACGAACTACTCCCTCAACTCTTGTTTCTGTTGGATTTTTTAAAACCAATGTTACATTTTTTCCTGCACTTGTATTTCCAACATCAACCAAAGATGCTGTAACAATTGGAGCAAATTTAAAATTATTATAATCATAAGAAAAAGATATTTCATTACCAGCATTAAAATTAGAATCTTTTGCTACTTCAACTAATCCAGCAACAATTTTTAATTCTGATGTTTTTAAATTTTGTTTTCCAGCACTTATAGTATCAACTGTGCTATTTTTATAAGTTGCAGAAGAAACTTGTGTAGCAACATCATTAATAGTTTCAGCCAACTGATAAATATATGTTACATCTAAGGGCTGTCCTCGTTCTGGTAGTGGTATTTTTGCCATTTTTCTCCTTTATTAAATTATACCTTATGCTGCTGTTACTGCTGATTCCCAAATTGTAAGGGATGCATTTCTGGTTTTTGTATTGCTTACTACCTGTATTGCAACACGAACAGTGCTAGTTGCTTCATTCAAAAATGAATAAGAATGAATTGGACTAGTTCCATGATATTCATATGGATCAGAATCAAATTTTACAAAAACATCATAATAAGGTCTACCTTCTTCATCCCCCCAAACAGCAGTAATTATTGAACTAGTTACAGACAGGTCTCCACTTACGTTAATTTTTGGCAACGACTCAACAAGAAAAATTGGTGACCAGTGAGATAACCTGTTTTTATCTTGTGATACTATTCTAAATCTAACAGAATATTCATTGTTATAATCAACTGGCGGTAATTGATTTTTGGGTATTCTAAATATTTTATTTGTCATGCTGTTACACCTACTGAAAATCTAAATTCAACATAATTGCTTGTATTAGGAGACTTAATTATTGATTCCGCATCTGTATTTTTTACAACAGTATATCCAGTCATTCCATAAAGAGGATTGCTTGTTGATGTATTTTCTAATCTTAAAGCATCTAATGCAACATAGTATTCATCAGAAGGAGAACCAGAAACTTCTACTGATACATAAATTTTTGCCACAGTTACTGCATCCCAAGTAAAATTATTTGTAACAATAAGTTCTTGAAGTTGCTTAGTTACTACATAATATCTATTATTTGTAAAATCATAATCTCCAACAGAATCTTCTGCTTCAATTTCAAATCTAGCAGATTCTGGAGACCCGCCTTCTGTATCTGCAAACTCTATAAGAATTTTAACTTTGTCTGGAGAAGATCCAGAATCTCCATCTTGGTTAATTAAAGAAAAAGCAAGTCTAAGTTCATCTGTTGGAGCATTTCTTGTAAAATCTACAGTAAGACCAGTTTTATGTATATGATCAGAACCAGCCACAATTGTAAAACCAGACGTAGCAGATGTTAATTCTGCTGTATCTCCCTGTATTAAAATAATGTTGTTAAAAAATCTACAACGTTCATATATTTCATCTCTACCTGCTTTGAAAAAAATTGCATTATCAGCATTAGTTTGAAATACTGGATCTGTTATATCAATTATATTATCATCTGCTGGATCATCTAATGGGTCTGCGTATGAATCTATTGCCACTGCAGCAGTTGAAGAATGATACTGCCAACTTTCATCTGTTGTAAAAGCAAATACTGTTTTGCTATCATAAATTCCAGCAGATGGGTTTGTTCCTGCAGAATAAATTCCAATTTCTGTTATTTCATATCTTTCTTCTGTTGGCAACTCTGCAGTTAAAACTAGTTTAGTTGTTCCACTTTCAGTAATAAATCCTCTTGATGATATTGGAACACGAAACATTTCAAAATCTAAATTTTCTTTTGCAGAATAATCTCCATATGGGTCTGCTGTTGCTAACGGCTGTGGACCGCAGCCAACGGCTATATAGGAAGCATAAGCAGGCGCCTGACCAAGCAGGTATTTGCCAATAATATTTTTACCAGTATTAGTTATCATGATTCATTAAACTCCGCCTCATATATTGTACCACTTAAACTGATCTCAACCTCTAATTGCTCATCAGTATCTAGGCTTGCAAGTTCAATTATAAGATCTCCCGTTGCAGTTTCAATATAAACATAAGAGCCATTTGGCCCACTACCATCTCCCTCTTCTAAAAGTTTAGTTTCTAACTTTATTGGGAAATTTGTAAAATATTTATCAGATGTATTTTGAAGGCTTAAAATGTTATTTGGGTTGTATTGTTGTTGAATTGATGATAGATTTTTAATTGGTTTGTATGAAATGGTTTGACCGTTAACTGTATCATTTCTAGCAATATTTATTAATTCGTGACCACCAATATCTTCAAAAATTAAATCTATCATAGTATCAGCACTTATTTCATCCGTATCAATTAAAACTGTATCTATTGGTGCAGTTTTAACTGGAGGTTTAACTACCGTGGTGGTTGTGGCCAAAGATGGGGTTAGTGGTATTGCTGGTGTTGGCGATGGATTACCACCGCCAGGATTACCACCGCCAGTATTAGTAACGACTGGATTAGAGGTGGCTGAATTGTTAAAGGAAGATTGTCCTGTAGGTATAAAAGATGGCGAAGACATTTGAGCCTTATATGCTGTTTCATATTCATTTAAAGCAGTTTGAATTTGTTTTGTAGTTGATCCTGGCCTTGCACTAATTTCTTCCAGTCTAACCGCTGCTCCTGCAAAGTTTTGATATGTTGCGCTGCTAGTATCAACTCCTAATGCTTTATAAACCTGTTCTACACCAGTATCTGCTTGAACCGCTGCCAATGCCTCTCTGACGGCTCTTTCTTCGGCTGAAATTTTTTTCTTTGCCATATTATACCTCTACCAAATAAACAGTCATAGAAGGACCATTATTACTTCTTGCATAATCAATATTATATACTACAAATCTTGTATCATCACTAGTTACCAAATTAAGGTTATTATTATCCTTATAGTCTACGGTTACTATATCTCCTATTTGTAATATAGGAATTGAAAAAAGATTAATGCCTATTAATTTTTTAGGATCTTTTGTTTTATTAATTATCCATCCTAATAACTCTTCTGCATCGTCTTGAGTTTGTATATAATTACTTTCTAATGAAAATTCATTTTTACCATAAATTAATCTACTAAGTTTTATTTCATCATATCTTGATTTTTCAACTAATGCAGACGTTGTTATAGAATCTCCTTCAAATTCAGGATCAGACAGATTGCTTTTCTTTTTAAAATATTCATCAACTGTTAATTCATGAGTTGTGTCTTGCGTAAAAGTAACTCCTAGAATTCTTAAATAATTACCGCTGGTGCTATCCAAATTTAAAAAACTATCTGTAACGTTAAATATTAAAAATTCTGCTCCATAAGAGTTTGCTCTAAATCCAGAAATTGTATATCCTTTTATTCTGTTAAAAGTTGGTGCTATTTTTGCATAAAGGGCAGGGTATGCACGATCATACCTAATATCAAAATAAGCACATTCACGCATAATACTACCAAATTCATCAAAATATAATAAATATTTAGGTGGTTCTTGTGTGCTAATTCCAGATAAATGTGTAGCCTGAATCATTCCACTCATGCCATATTTTCTAAAAGACTCTGTATCGTCAATTCTAATATCTGAGTATGAAGAGAATAATGTTTCTCCAGTTGACAAACCAGTATTTTGAGAGGTATTTTGTGAAAGTGCAAAAATGTTTTCAAACATGCATCTAGATGAACCACGAACAAATAATGCTATATTGTTGTAAATAGGAAGAGGATCTGTATCATCTACTATTTTTATTAACTTATTGTTAATATATAAATAAAATCTTCTTGTATTTCCTATATCTTGATATTCTACTGATAAATCATATACCGTCGGATTTTCTTCTCCTGACTTTCTATATTGACCAGTAAATCTACCATCATCAACTAATATATTGCTTAGTCCTCCCCAAAGTTTTACTGGAATAGCATTTGTATTTGCAGACTCTTTTTTAATTTTATAAAAAACTACGTTGTTGATTGATATTTCTGATTGATTTGTTTTAGGGTCTCGTTTTAAATACTGCTCAATATTATTTTCTGTTAAGGCTGCTATTTCAAAATAGTATCCATTATTAGTAGAAGGATTTAAAAGAAATGCTAGTCCACCGCTACCACCACCAATACTTATATTTTGATTTGTTCCAGCACCAGTTACTTGAAAATACGGTATGCTACCAATTGGAGTTTGACCACGAATTTCATTGTTTTCAATTTTTCCAACAATTCTCATTCTTGTTCCAAAATGTTTATAAGCATTATCTAACTCTTTATAAACATATGAAACAAAGTTAATTGGTACATCTGTTGTTTTAAAAGATGGACCATTCATTACTAAAGCAGATGACTGTATTGTTCCAGCCTGAGTTGTTTTAAAACTATTTACTGCAGTTTCTGTTAAATAACTTGTGGCCATAAAATTTTTTATAATGCCATTTCTTGTTGTTTGATTTGCAAGCGCATTATTTTGTCCCGCTGCACCAGTAGTTGTTGCTGGTAAATTTACATCTGAATCTAAGGTTGTAGTAAATAAATATTGAGCCTGCATATTGCAACCACGAACATTATCGTTATCAGTCCAATAACTATTAATTCCTGCAGTATGTTCAGTAACAGATGTACCAAATTGTCCACGACCATGTTGATAAACAGCGCCAGATTTCATTCTAGTGTTGCCATCTATGGTTTCATAATATGGCAAAGAGTATATTCTAACTAAACCAGTTGGATATATTTTTCCATTAAAAGGCAGGGAAGCAAAATATTTTTGATACTCTTGATTACTGCTAATATAAACATTTCCAGTGCCAGTAATGTTAAATTCTACCGCATCAAACCTTATAATCTCACCGTTAGAGTATAGGTATCCTTGATATCTTGGTAGCCAGTATACGCTTTCTCCTACGTCTATTATGTTATTTATGACTGCCCCGTTTGAAACGGTAGGTAAAGAAGATGTTAAATTAGAATTAATTGGTATTGCTGCCAATCCATATGTGCTTGATTTTTGTGTTGCAGTATTAATGGTTTTTGTTATTTCAGTTCCAGAAACTTCCCAAAGCAAAGAAGGCAAATAAATCCATTTTCTTTCAGATTCAACCTTATCTGCCTGCTCTTTAAGTCCAGTTGTTCTTTGAATATATCTAGTAGTATAACTAACCTTTCCATCATTATAAACTTTTTTGTCTTGAGATGAAATGGATAAAATATTAGGCAGATTTCCAGAAGAAAGATTCTTAATAATTCCGTTATCACTTTGATTATTTATTCCAGATAATACAAAATCAGTATCACGATCTTCAGAATCTGGTAATAAATAATTTTTGCTCATTATAACAAAATTGTTATATTCATCAAAAAACATTGCAGTTTGAGTTGCAACAGCAAGTTGAGTTAATACTTCAGCAACGTTTTGATCTGGAGCAACAAAAAAATATGGGATAACTGGATCTGATTCATTGCTTAATCTTCTAAAAACGTAATTTGAAAAACCAATATAGTCTAAAAGCATAGAAATTGCCATGCTTAAAGATGTCTGGGTTGTTAATAAAGATGGTGCCGAATTAGACTCAAAGAAAAAATAAAAATCTCTAAGATCTAATGATACTGTTGCACCAGTTGCATCTGCTTGCGGAAATCCATCAGAGTATAAGGTTTTAATTGGAACGTAATAATCAAAATCATCTACATTTAAAATTTGTTCATAAAATGTAAATTTAATATTTTTTCTTAAATAGTCTGCAATTATGCTAGATGAATTATTATCGTTAAAGGCTTGATCGTCATCAAATATTGTCATTGATCCATTTGATGCTAATAATTCTCCTACTGGAATAGAACTATTTCCAAGATCAGATAATCTTTTTGTTATTCTAAAGTCAACCACTTTATTAGATATATCTGCTACTAATCGTGGAGACATTTCAATTAAATCAAATGTAGAGTCTAGTTTATTCATTGTATCTACAGCAATTCTTAAACCTTTTAAATATTGAAATTCTCTATATTTTACATCTCCATTAATACTGTCTGTAAAAAAACTAGGAGAGGTTAGGTCTTCAATAAAGTTTGTTTGGTTATTAATTGTTTCTGATCCCAAAGACCAACCATAATTAGGATTAAAGGTTTCATATTCAGTACCAGTCCAAATATGAAATGTTCCTACTTCATCTTCATTTTCAACAACCAAATAAGCATAACCAGTTACGTTTGTTTCTGGAAGGAGGGTATCTGAAGAAAGTTGTTCTGCAAAAACAAAAATATCTCTATAAACATCTGGAATAATTAATCCATACTCTAATTCAACATATCCATCTGATCCAATAATTGCTGTATTTTCATCATCATCTCTTGTAGAGAATTCATTAATAGAATATAAATCTGTCCAGTTATTGTCAATTAAACCTTGAATCTTCCATCTTGATGGGGTTGTTTTATTTGCAGAATTAAATAATGCATCATTAATACTTCCCGTACTTGAGGCAAAGGGACCAAGGTCAACTGAACCTACATTTGTTTGCATTTTTATAACAATTCTATTTGCAGGAATATTTTCTTTATAAACAACAAATGGAGCGGCATCATCAATAAAATATATTCCATTAGAAACTCTACTGGCTACTCCATATTCATTACCATCTTCTGTTCTATATGATGTCCAATATTTAAATTGATCATACTTTGAAGGCATGTAATATCTTGGTCTTTCTGCTATATTTGAGCCAGAATTTGCTAGATATTTATTATTCATATAAAAGGCTTTATTAATTCCAGATCTTGGCCTAAAAGGTTTTAAGCAATCTTCTAAAGAATAAATCATTTTCATTTTGTCTTTAGTTAAGGTAAATTGTTTTGGTGTGCCATCATCTTCTAATCCACCATCAATAACAACGTCAGCATCTGTTGCACCAGTATAATAATTTCCTTCGTCTAATTGATCAAAGGTAGATGGTAGTGTGCTATATATTGATCCTGTTGTATTTGGACGGTATCTATAATTTCCAATTTTAAAAATATTGTCTGGCATATTCATATTCCACTCAGCCAAAACAAGAGACTGAAGGCTAACCGTTGCCGATGTTTCAAGGTGAGTCTTTAATGCTTCACTTACAAACATTTAGACCTCTTCCAGAGTTACCGATATATTCCACATGTCAAAGTTATCGCCACCACGTTTTACTACAGAATAGTTAAAGTCTGCAAAGTATACTTCTATAATTTCATTATATTGTGCTAAATGGCCATATGAATTATCTACAACCACTCCATCTTCTTTAAAATTAGCATAGTTATCATATGCTAGATACATCCAAAATGGTCCTGTATGACCGTTATACCAGTCTAATATTGCTACCCCGCCAGCGCCACCATCTGCGGTAAATTCTTGAGAAGTATTATTTTTATATGGAGATATACCTGTAGCATCATCAAAATCAGCAACTTGATAATATGATCTTGATGGTAACATATTCCATGAAAAACTAATTTGCATTTTATCTGCAATGTGATAAGATCGCATACGACCATTAATTGTTCTTTGACGCTGTTCTATTCTTTGTGGAACAAAAGACATATCAGTTCTATTATGGTCAGATAAAATAATAAATTGATTAAGCAAGTCTGTATCTGTTTCAGCAGTATCTGCTCCAACTTCATATCCATTTGGAACATATAATCCTCCAGTTAAAGTACCAGAATTATTGGACCATAAAATTCCTTGTGGACGTTGGTATCTTCTGCGACCAGTTAAATATGCTGAAGTTGTCATGAAACTCTTTGTCCTCTAACTCTTTGTGAATCTAAATATCTAATTTCATCCATTACCGCTTTTGCGACGGCATTTGGAGAAGCATTAGTGCCTGCAACATTTACATCTACACTATAATTATACACATTCCTAGAGTTGTTATTTATTGATGTTTTGTTACCAGACATTCCTCTACCAGAATATGATGGACCAATCATAGAAGGATACTTAGACTCATTTAACATTGATAGTAATGGACCAAATTGTTCTGTAGCACGTCTATTCATTACAAACTCACCAGGAGTTAACATGGCGGGTACTGAATCAGACCCCATTCTTCCACCTCTAGCAAAATACTTAGGAACTATTCCACCCATGTTCATTCTTTGTACAGGTGCTGGTTCTGGTATGGGAACTTTTACTATACCTCCACCAGCATAGTTTTTTATTTTTCCACCGTACATTTTAGCCTTATAAGTATTTGTTTGAACTGTGGGATTAAGATAGCCTGAAGCCCCGCTTGTTCCTGAAACATAATTTGTAGTAA